CGTGTTGCTCGCCGCTGACCGGTACCCCGTGTTGCTCGCCGCTGACTGGTCACCCGTGTTGCTCGCCGCTGACTGGTCACCCGTGTTGCTCGCCGCTGACCGGTACCCCGTGTTGCTCGCCGCTGACCGGTCACCCGTGTTGCTCGCCGCTGACTGGTACCCCGTGTTGCTCGCCGCTGACCGGTACCCCGTGTTGCTCGCCGCTGACTGGTCACCCGTGTTGCTCGCCGCTGACTGGTTCTCGGACTCAACAGACGCACCTTCTTTCGTGATTCTTGAATGGGTGTACTCAATCTGCGCTTTAATTAGGTCGAACAGGGACAGTTCCGCTTTGATGCTGATTTTGGAAGATGACACTTTGTTTGATTCACTATCATCTAGGGTACCTGACTGCTCTACTACACAGAACCTTGATTCTGATGGTGAATAGTAACTGAATACATCGAACGGTGTAGGACATGCGTGAAACCCAGAACCACAGGCTTCAACTTTTCCTTTGTGTTCATAAGTCTCACCGATCTCGTATTGGAAGTCTCGACAAGTGAGGTCTTTATTAAACCCTTTATAGGTGATGATTGATTTGGTCATGACTGTAAGCTCCTGAGCTTCATTGGTTTAGCGGGATCATATCAGAGTGTTGGACGATGTGCAACAATGTTTTGTTGGTTTCTTTGTGATTCTTACTCTAGGCCGATGACCGCAGCAGTTGGTAATCTGTAACCACCTGATTCTATTGAGGAAATAGATTAAATATTTTTCCAGTTAGGTGCGTTAGTACTTCTATTCAAAAATTTAAATTGTTTAGGGTTAAGTAATTGTCTTTTATTATATTAAATAAAAAATAAGACAGAGGGGGGGGTCCAACTATTTAAGTTCTTGATTCCGTATACTAACGCATCATAATTGGTGATTCGAATTACATATATACGGCACTGTAATTATTTGGTATAATCTTTTACACGATTAACATTTTACAGGAAATATAATCATGCACGATTTGCTACAAGAGATCACAGGACAAAATGTCACGGATTTTGACACGAGTGGTGTAATTTTTAGTTACACTTATAACAAAGGTGGTGAGGAATACCAGGGTGAGGTGTCACTTGAAGAGATTTTACTGGAAATGTGGGATCGTAAAAAGAAGAAGAAAAAGGCAGGTGTAGAAGTGGCTGCTAGGTTCAAGAAGCTCAATGACATCGATATGATGATAAAGAAGGTGCTGGAAACTGATAGTACTCTTCTTAAAGTTGACTTGATCCATAGTGACCAGATTGCTGAAGTGCTTGAGACTTACTACCCAGATCAATTCTACTTTCAGTATTCCAGATTACCAAAGGTGGCATACGGTCTCACAAAGCAGCAGAAAGCACACTGTAGATCCATCGCCGGGCGCATGACTAAACTCGGTTACAAGACCTTGAGGACTCGTTCTTACATTCCAGCACAGAACGGAGAACCAGGACATACCAGTACAAGGACTGTATGGGTGTTGAGGAACAATGATCGCTATGAGGGGTTAAGTGAGTTAATGGTTCGCCAAGTGGTAGACCATCAGTGGTCGTCTTTACCCGAAGCAGCTAATGGGGTCAGTTTTTTATGATCAATTTCCTAATAGACTACAGACATTTAATATCCAATAAGAAGTTGGGCTTCGTTGTGCAAGTGGTTAGTTCTCACCACGACAACGAGTTACTATCGTTATTGGTCAAACATGTCGACTCATTTGATTCAAAATCAAAAGAAGTAATACTATCAGAGTTGAAGCATGTTGACATGCCGCCTTTGGAGTACGCCAACGATATTCTTTATTCTCTTGTCAGTTTGATTCAACACTTCCCCTTCGCCCAACGTAAACGCAACTTCGAAAGAGTACTGGAAGATGTGGTGGTAATGTATGAGCGTGCGTTGAACAAGCGAGAAATTGATGCTGATGAATTTCTTGGACTCACCCTCGCCCCCCTCGGTGAAAGGTGGTGGGTGAAGAGTCGTTCCAACCACGAGGTATTCAATATGATAGTTAAATGGTTCAACAACAGACCCGAAGCCCCATCCTTCCTGTAATCTGGCACACCTATTGCACAGTCTAAGCCCCGGTGATAAACTGGGGCATGGCCAGAAAACGTATTTCCCTAGCTGACATCTATGGTGTCGGCATCTCCGACCCCAAGCGCGCTAACTTCGTCATTGAGTACTCGAAGGACTTCGACGCGCGTCGAGCTGCTGCCGTGTCCGGTTATGCCGCTGATTATGGTTACAAGCTTCGCGATGATCCTGAGATCCAGGCTGCACTTGAGCACATTCTCACCTACCGATTAGAGACCAGTCATGTCGATGCTGAGTGGTTGCTGTGGGAGCTTGTCGACAATCACCAGATTGCACGTGCTGCAGGTAACATCAGCGCCAGCAACACAGCACTTAATACTCTGGCAAAACATGCCATGATTGACGCATTCGCTGCTGAGAAGGTTGAGATAGCAGGTGATGAGGCTATTAAAGAACGATTGTTACGAGCGCGCAAGCGTATGCAGAAAGACAATAAGGATGGAGATGACGTAAGTTTCATGTGAGGTGTTTATGAAGTGGATCATAGTTACATTGGTTTTAATGTTGGCAGGTTGCGCATCACCACAGCCTAAGTTATGCGATGGTGTGTTGGTCCAAGTGGGTGTTGCTAAGACATCCAAAGAGTATGATGACAAGATCATCTTGAAACTGAAACCAGTGTTCGCGTGTGTGAATCCCAACGATTTAGTAAAACCTGCACCTAAACCCAAGAAGAAAGGTATCAGTGCATGAGAGTAACTATTGATTCTGCTGATAACTGTGAGATGTACTCAGTTAATGTATCATGGTGGACCGATGAAGAAGGTTACACTGAGACCACTGCGATTGTGAGTGCAGATGAGTTAGGCACATTCTTACTACAATACATGCCTTATCAACCCAACCAAAAGAAACCTGAGAATAAACACGCCAATGTTCGACCGTTCATCCGTCGCTAATGCAATGAGTCAAGGCATGTCTTCTGACGTGCATGAATTTGACCAAATGGATCTTGTGCTTGCTGATGAGTGCGCACAGTTTCATCACGATCCTTATGGGTGGGTCATGTGGGCTTTCGACTGGGGGCATGATGATCTTGAAGGCTTTGACGGTCCTGATGAATGGCAGCGTGAGTGGCTTAATGAGGTTGGTCAAGCTGTTTCTGACAACGGTTTTAATGGGGTTGATCCTGTTGATCCTGTGCGTATGGCTACTGCTTCTGGTCACGGGATCGGAAAATCAGCACTAACGTCATGGATCATCATGTGGATTATGTCGACCAGACCCCAAGCTAAGGGGGTGGTGACTGCTAACACGGGTGAACAGTTACGCACCAAAACGTGGTCGGAGTTGGCCAAGTGGAAGACTCGTTGCATCGTAGGTCACTGGTTTGTACTCAACAGTGGCAAGGGTTCAATGTCGCTGTATCATAAATCATGGCCGGAATCATGGCGAGTTGATGCCCAGACCTGTCGAGAAGAGAATAGTGAATCATTCGCAGGACTCCATGCGGCTAACTCCACCCCCTTCTATTTATTTGACGAAGCAAGTGCTGTGCCAGATAAAATATGGGAGGTGGCCGAGGGCGGGTTAACCGATGGTGAGCCTATGTTCTTCTGTTTCGGTAACCCAACCCGTAACACTGGTCGATTCAGACAATGCTTCAATCAGCGTCATTTGTGGCGATGCCGACAGATAGATAGTCGCACTGCGAAAATGACAAATAAAAATCTCATTAATCAATGGGTTGAGACCTGGGGTGAGGATTCTGACTTCTTCAGAGTTCGTGTTAAGGGTGAGTTCCCACGTGCTGGCGATGATCAGTTTATCCCTGGTGACAGTGTTGAACGAGCGCGCAAGGCACCGACTCGATATTTAGGCGATGATCCATTAATCATGGGAATCGATGTGGCACGCGGTGGATCTGATAACTGTATGATCCAGTTTCGCCGCGGTAAGGATGCGAGATCTGAGACGGTATACAGGATACCAGGTGAAAAGGTTCGTAACTCAATGTTGCTTGTATCCAAGCTGACAATGATTCTTGATCGACACAAACCCGACATATCATTTCTTGATGCCACAGGTATTGGTGGTCCTATTGGTGACAGACTACGACAACTAGGATACAAAGTTGTTGATATTCATTTCGGTGAGAATGCAGACGAAGATTCGAAGTTCAAGAGTCGCACTGCTGAGATGGGGTACCGATGTCGTCAATGGTTATTTGATGGGGGTGCAATTGTTGATGACCCGCTGCTCGAACAAGAGTTGACTGATCGGCTTTATGGACATAATGAGAAGGGTCAGTTGATCCTTGAACGTAAGGAAGATGTGAAAAGTAGGATTGGTCATTCACCAGATTGGGCAGATGCTCTATACTTAACCTTTGCACAACCCGTGCCAAAACTTGAAGAAGGGCGTGGTTTGGGTGATTCAGCTCCGTGGGCGCGTGAATATCTTGACAATCAATCAGGAGACTATGACCCGTTGGAGAATATGTAGTAGAATAGATGGCATAATGTTTGCAAACATGAGGAATTCAATATGTGTATGGGCGGCGGGTCTCCACGTAGACCACCTAAAGAACCAGAAGCACCAGTAGCACCAACTGCTGATCTTAGTGATCGTGAAACCAGTAGACAACGACAACGTCGTGCTGCAGGTGGAACTTTGTTGACCTCGGGTCAAGGCGTGCAGAATGGCGCACAGACTCAACAGAAGACATTACTCGGTGCTTAAATGTCAACATCCTTAGTGTCACTGGATACATCACAGTATGTGCGGATTAACACTGCTAAGAGTGCGGTGTTGATTCAGTCATTCCGTGATGTTGTGCGCATTGCTTTCAGCGCTTCACAGCCAGCTTTCAGTAATACTGCGTTTCATATGTTAACACCCGATCATCCACCTTTGAGATGGGATGCTACAGACACTAATATATGGGCGTTAGCAACAACTGATCGTTGTGGTTTGTCGATCACTGAGACAGGTAGACCACATGACGCACAAGATGACATAAGTGAAGGGTTGTATCCAGGGGTGTCACAGTTTAATAAATTCGCATTCCGAGAAGTAGTAACCGGGGGTGCATCGTTTCAAACTGTGTGGAATAGCTCAGCAACATTTATACCGTTGAAAACTGCCAGCACGTTTACTATTACATATGACAACACCACCGACGGGGTTGGTAATACTGGCGCGCTTTCTTTGTTGATCAGTTACATTGATGATAATGAAAAGCAGGCACAATTAAACCATGTGCTAGGAAGCAGTGGGTCAGATGTCACTACCGTCAGTGGTTTCGGTATAAATAGGGTTGTTGTTACATCGTCGGGATCTAGTGACATTAATGAAAGTGACATAACAATCACGGCGACCACAGGTGGTACTACTCAAGCGATTGTCCCAGCCAACACTGGTGTCACACAACAGGCTATATTTTTCGCACCAGATGATGCCGTACCTATTACAAAGTGGCTGTGGTTGAATGCAGCAAAGACTGGTGGAGGTAGTCATCCTGTTATTACCATCAAGGGGTGGGTGTATAATAGAACAGTTGATTCTAAGTTTTTAATATTCCAAGGGAAGATTGATTCTCAGGTGCAATCTTCTATGGATATAACTGACCCATGTAATTTCCCATTATCAAGACGCGATGTGTTGTGGTTCGAAATGCAAAGTGCCACGAATAATACAGGGTTGGATATGCGGTTCTCAACGAATTTATATAGCGATGATTAATTATGACTACGATTGAAAGTTACAATAAAAGACTTGAGGCGTTGAAGTCAGAACGATCAACGTTCATTCCACTGTACCGCGAGTTGTCGGATTATCACTTGGCACATCGTGGGCGATTCCTCACGTCCGACAGAAACAAAGGTTACAAGCGTAACACTCGCCAATACAACAACACATCCCGAATGTCAGCGCGAACACTGGCTTCTGGGATGATGGCTGGCATCACATCACCTGCGCGCCCTTGGTTCAAACTGCAAGCTGGCGATCCTGATCTCAATGATTATGTGGCAGTGAAGCGATGGTTACATGAAGTTCAGACCACAATGTATCGTGTGTTCAGTCAGTCAAATACTTACAATGCACTCCACACTGTATATGCGGAACTCGGTGTATTTGGTACTGCACCAATGGGAGTATTCCACCACTTTGATAATGTGATTCGATGTAAGCCTTATACTGTCGGGAGTTACATGGTTGCGTCGAACGGGTTTAATGAGATTGACACATTCTATCGTGAGTATGAGCTGACTGTTGCTGAGTTGGTTAAGCAGTTTGGTATTGAAAACTGCAGCACTGCGACTCAGGATCTCTGGAAGAAAGGTAACACTGAAGCCTGGATTAAAGTGATCCATGTGGTCGAGCCGAATGATGATCGTGACATGAACTCACCATTGGCCAAGGATAAGGCGTTCAGATCTGTATATTACGAGTATGAAGCGGGTTGTAAAGGTGAGGGTAAGTTCCTCAAGCGATCGGGGTTCGATGAGTTTCCAATCATGTGTCCACGATGGGACATCACCGGTGAGGATATCTACGCGACCGATTGCCCAGGTATGACAGCACTTGGTGACACTAAAGCATTACAACTTGGTGAAAAGCGCAAGTATCAAGCATTGGATCAGATATCCAACCCCACATTACAGGGTCCAGCCAACTTGGTTAAACGACTCAAGTCTTCAGGGGTTGGTGGTCATGTTGCTACTGATTCACCGAACGAAGCATTGACCTCAGTCTATGGCAACTGGAAGCCGGACCTGAATGCAATCATGACAGTGAATCAAGAAGTAGAGATGCGTGTTAAACGTGCATTTTATGAAGACTTGTTCCTGATGATCAGTCAGCAGAATCGAAGTAACGTGACCGCGCGTGAGATTGCCGAGAAGCAAGAAGAGAAGTTGTTGATGCTAGGACCGGTACTTGAACGACTACATGCTGAACTGCTTGATCCACTCATTGATCGAACATTCAATATTCTCATGCAAGCAGGAGTGCTGCCGCCACCCCCACAAGAAATACAGGGAAGTGAGTTACGAGTTGAATATGTGTCAATCCTTGCGCAAGCACAACGAATGGTTGCTGTGACTGGTATTGAAAGGCTTGCTGGATTCGCTGGAAACCTTGCTGCTGTGTGGCCTGAGTCGCGTCATAAGGTCAATTCATCCGAGATGATCGACGACTATGCTGAATCAATCGGTGTGAATCCTAGAATGATTCGAGCCGATGAGGAAGTTGCTGAAATTGAGGCAGCAGAACAAGCTGCGATTCAGCAACAACAGATGGCAGAGCAAGCAAACATGGCTGCTCAGACTGCCAAAACAGCATCGGAAGCTGACACATCTGATGAGAATGTTCTATCAACCATGTTGAATAATGCAGGACTTCAATAATGAGTGACTGCAAAGATGATGCCAGAACTGTTGAGGTAGCTGAAATAGCTGCTATAATGAGGACTGAGGGTGGTCGTAATTTCGTCTTACGACTCTTAGAGAAGACAGGTTACTTCGGTGATACGTTCGACTCTGACCCCATCAAGCACGCATACAACGCAGGTCGACGAAGTATCGGCTTGAACCTTGTCAGAGAACTTAGTGACTCTGCGAATGGTGAATTTAAAACAATGCTAAAGGAGCATTTTAAAGATGAGTGATGCACCCGCAACAACCCCTGTAGAAACAACAGAATCAGCGTCAGCCGATGAGTCATTATTGACTGGCGCAACAGAACCCGAAGCAACTGGGAAACCAGAAGCTGAAGGAGCCGCCGCTGGCAACGACGGTGGTGCTGCCGACACTGGTAACAGTGAAGGTGATGCTACTGCTGGCGAAGGTGACACTGACCAATCTCTCGACGCTTATGCCGATTTAAAAGCACCGGAAGGTATGGAGTTAGATGGGGCGCTAATTGAGAAAGCCACACCTCTTTTTAAAGAGTTGGGTTTGAATCAAGAGCAGGCCCAGAAACTCACTGACTTCTACGCTTCAGAGATCCAGGCGAGTACACAGAGACAAGTGGAATCTTTCGATCAGCTTAAGCAGGACTGGCTTACTGAAGTCAAAAGTGACAAAGAAGTAGGGGGCGACAAACTTGATCAGTCTGTTCAACTCGGTAAAGTGGCACTTGATAAATTCGGTACGCCGGAATTGACGAAGCTGCTGAATGATTTTGGGCTTGGCAACAATCCTGAGATGATCCGCTTCATGGCTCGCGTTGGAAAACTCACCCAGGAGGATGACCCCGGCAACGGTGGAAGTTCTGCAAGTGAGAAGAAAGACCGGGTCTCCATTCTCTATCCAAACTCGTAATAGGTGATCTAAATGGCGACATTAGGCGCAACATACGTTGATCTGATCGACGTTTACAAGCAACAAGATGGTAACGGCCAGTTCGTTGAAGTCATCGAGATGCTTAAAGAAATGAACCCCGTTTTGGACGACGCGATTGCAATTGAGTGTAACAAAGGTACATCTCATCTGCACACCGTTCGAACCGGACTCCCAGCGGTAACTTGGGGTAAATTGTACCAAGGCATCCCGCAAGGTAAATCTCGTACTGCACAGGTTGAAGACACCACTGGTTTTGTGGAAGGTCTGAGCACTGTAGACGATCGTTTGCTTTCAATCTCGGGCAACCCTGGCGCGGTTCGACTTTCAGAAGCTATGTCTTATCTGGAAGCGATGAATCAAGAAGTAGCTGGTAAGTTGTTCTATGGCAACACTGCTTCAGATCCTGAAGAGTTCATGGGCTTTGCTCCACGATTCAACGATCTGTCAGCATCCAACGGTAACCAAATCATCGACGCCGGTGGTACTGGTTCCGACAACACGTCAATCTGGTTTGTAACCTGGGGTGATAATCAGTGTTGCTTGCTGTATCCCAAAGGTACCAAAGCCGGTGTTGAGCGTGAAGACATGGGTAAGCAACGTGTTACTGACGGAAGCGGTAATGCTTACTACGCGATGGAAGAAAAGTTCACTTGGCATGTTGGTCTTGCTGTTAAAGACTGGCGTTATGTGTCTCGTATTGCGAACATTGACGTTTCCGATATGCAGGCTGGCTCAGTGGCTCTTTATAACTTCATGCGTAAAGCTTACTACCAACTTCAAAATCGTCGTGTAGCAGGTGGTCGTCTTGCGATCTACTGTAACCGTGACGTGCTTGAGTCGTTGGATGCGTTGGCTACTAACGCCGGTGCAAGTGACAACTTTGTTCGATTGAAGCCAATGGAGATTGAAGGTAAGGAAGTAATGACGTATCGCGGAATTCCAATCCGTGAGACTGATGCAATCCTTAACACTGAAGCTCGCGTAGTCTAAGTGATGATGCAGCCTTCGGGCTGCTCTTGATTTTAATTTAACGAAACAGGTGATCTAAATGATACTTTCAGCACAACAACTGTTTTCGGATGATCAAGCGATCACTGCGACCGCGATCTCAGAAAACGTAATCGACCTGGGTGCCGCTGGTACCCCTTATGACGCTGCTGCCGCGTTGAACCAAGACGTGGGTAAAGGTGCTCCGATTCCCATCTTGATTCAAGTTACAGAAGACTTTGCAACACTGACAAGTTTGACTATCACAGTCGAAGTGAGTGCTGCTGCAGGCTTGACTTCTCCCGTTGTTTTAGCGGAAGAAACCATCGCTGTAGCTGACTTAGTCGCAGGTAAGCAGACATTCTGCCAAGTCCTACCAAATGGTGCGGATCTTCGTTACCTTGGTATTCGTTACACCGTTACTGGTTCGAATGCTACCGCTGGTGCAATTACTGCAGGTGTTTCTGCTGGTAACCAAACCAACGTTACAGGTGCTTAATTGAAGGGGTCTTCGGACCCTTTCTTCTAATCTCAAAACGGAGACAATCATGCCAACGTATAAAGTAATTAAACCCGGCTTCCACGGTGGTTATTCTTACGCTCCAGAAGGTAAGCGTAAGACACTCACAGTTGACGCCCCGTTTAAGAAATGCCCTTCTTGGTTGGAACCAATCAAAGAAGTGTCACCCGCTAAAACCGAAGACCTCAAAGCCGGTGAGATCAAGAAACGACTTGAAGAACTTGGTGTTGAGTTCAAAGGTAACGCTAAGAAAGAAGATCTTCAGGCACTACTTGATGAAGCTGAAGTTGCTGAACAAGACGCTCAGAATAAGCGTGACATTGATGCCGCTGTGAATTTCCAAGAGGCACCGAGTCTTTCTGGTCCTGTTCAAACAATATAACGGTGAACCATGACTTCTGAAGTTGAGATCTGCAATTTAGCATTGTCGCATATTCGAGCAGGGAGTATTAATTCTCTAACTGAATCAAGTGCCCAGGCACAACAATGCAAGCTTTTATACCCACTACTTCGAGACCAAGTTCTTGAGGATTCAACGTGGCAATTTGCGCACGGGTTAAAGGCTTTAGCAGTTCTCACTTCAGTTGATATCTTCAATTGGAACTATGCTTATCAGTATCCTTCTGATTGTTTAAAGGTAAATCGATTATTGTTGAATTGGGAAGAGATTCAGAATGATCAAGCCATTTATGCCGCAAGGCTTCGAGACTTAGGACTCACGTTCCCTGATCTCAAGCAACAAGTAGAATTCAAAGTATTTAATGTTGATGGTAATCGAGTAATCGCAGCGAATGAGTGTGAATTGCGTATTGATTATATTAAGAAGATTACAGATCCAAATTTATTCTCAACCAAGTTTGTAATGGCATTATCTCACTTACTATCAGCAGAATTGGCAATACCAATCGTCGGAGTCGACAAAGGTAGAGCACTTCGTTCTGATTCATTAAGCGTGTATACTAGCTACATAGAATCAGCAGCCGCTGAGGATCTGAATGAACAGTACAGCCATCTACCCGATAGCGAGTACATTCGAATAAGGGGGTAACGTGGCACAGACAATTCAACGCAGTTTCACCGGTGGTGAGATTGCACCAAGTCTAAGATCACGTGCCGACCTGGTGAAATATTCCAGCGGTCTAGCTTTGTGTGAGAACATGTTTGTTAGATCCCAGGGTGGTGTGTATAGTCGACCAGGGACCAAGTTCATTGGTGAGATAGGTCAACCCAACAGGCGCGCTAGATTGATTCCCTTCAGTTTCAACACTGAACAAACTTACGTTTTAGTCTTTGAACACCTTACAATGAGAGTCATCAAAGATGGTGGCTTCGTTCTCAATGGTGCTGGTCCTTCACTTTATGAAATAGCAACCCCTTATACTGAGTCTGAATTATCACGGCTGAGCTTCACACAAGATGCCGACGTGATGACAATCGTTCATCCGAATTATGATCCACGCGATCTTAGTCGTACAGCCGATGATGAATGGTCGCTTGATGTTATTGATTTCGATCCACCCATATCACCCCCATCTTTCACTTCTGATAGTGTCGCAAACATAACCGCGATCACACAGGCATCCCAAGCTCAAGTGACTACAAGTGGAGCACATGGTCTGAGTAATGATGACGTGGTATTCATCGAATCTGTAGGGGGTATGACGGAGCTTAACGATCGTGGATTCGAGATATTCGTTGACTCAACTACTACGTTCATCTTGAAAGGGGAAGACTCGACAGGTCATACTGCGTATACATCCGGTGGTACTGCCACATCCGGTGGACTTGTTGCATACGGTAGTGGTGCGGGGGATTTTGATAAGACATATAGTTACGTGATAACAGCGGTTAGTGCAGACGGTGAGTCGATAGCGTCGTCTTCTAAGAGTATCACTACTCCTTCATTGTCAGTTACAGCCGGTGTTAGAATCTCATGGGACGCGGTGAACAACGCTTCTTATTATCGCGTCTACAAAGACCCATCGAATGGTACAGGTATTTACGGTTGGATTGGTGACTCTGAAACAACTCAGTTTGATGATTACAACATTGCACCAATAACATCAGACGCACCCCCTGAAGATCGCGCACCATTTGAATCATCAACTGCATCAATAACAGCAGTGACTAAAGCCAACCCTGCTGTGGTTACTGCTACAACTCACGGGTTCAGTACTGGACAAAATGTCACAATGTCTAGCGTAGGTGGTATGACTGAGCTGAACGGTAACACTTATGTGATAACTGTCATTGATGCTGATAGCTTCAGTTTAAATAATACAGATTCATCAGCGTACACCACGTACACTTCTGGCGGTACTGCCGCTCGCACTAATAATAAACCAGCGACAGTTGCTTACTACCAGCAACGACGTGTATTCGCGAATACAAACGAAGAACCCCAAACAGTGTTTACAACCCAGACGGGTGTTTACGACTCGCTCAGATCATCCATACCAGCGCGCGCAGACGATGCCGTAACATTTACAATCAAAGGCCGACAGGTCAACGAGATCCGTCACGCAGTCGACGTGGATGGTCTTGTTCTTCTAACTTCAGGTGCCGAATGGCGAGTGACCGAGGGGCAGGACCAAGTACTAACCCCTTCAACAGTGGGTGCACGCATTCAGTCTTACTACGGTGCGTCTTGGGTGCCACCACAGATTATTGGTGACACTGTTATATTCGTACAGGAGAAAGGTTCACGAGTTCGTGATATCAAGTACGAATTTGTTGATGATAAGTATTCTGGTAATGACTTATCAATCATGTCTGAACACTTATTTGAAGGTTACGAAATTGAAGAAGTAGCTTTCAGTCAAGAACCGTACAGCATTGTGTGGATGGTTCGTAATGATGGTAAAGTTCTTGCGATGACATATCAGCGTGAACACCAGGTTTGGGGGTGGCACCAACACGACTTCGGTGGTGTGGTTGAGTCAGTTACTTCAGTTAGCGAGGGTCAACGTGACGCGGTGTATATGGTCGTTAAAAGAACCATAAACGGGTCTGATGTTCGATATGTGGAACGAATGGAACAACGATACACTTCGGCACCTGAAGATGTCTGGTGTGTTGACTCGGGTCTTCAATATGACGGGTCTGCTGCTACAGTTATTTCAGGATTGGATCATTTGGAGGGAGAAGCTGTATCAGTTGTTGCTGATGGTAATGAGGTTAAGAATCTTACTGTTAGCAGTGGTGCAATAACTCTACCAAGAGCCGCGAGTAAGGTGACAGTAGGGTTGGCATACACACCTGCTGTTGAATTGCTTGATATTGACTTGTCATCTGCTAATGAAACACTTAAAGGTAAAGAGGTATCAGTGTCTCGTGTTATACTGGAAGTTGAGAAGTCTCGTGGGGGTTGGGTTGGTCCTAAGAAAGACAATGGTAGCACTGGTACAATGTTGGAAATTAAGCCAAGATTTGATACTGATAACTATGATTCAATCGCATTGAAGACATTCAAACAAGAACTTTATATTGATCCTCAGTGGAGTAAGGGTGGCGGTATCCGCATTGAGCAGCGTACACCCTTTCCACTGGCGATCTTATCAGTGATACCAGAAGTCGATGTCAGTTAAATTCGAGAAGCCAACAGAAGACTCATTGATACACATCGGTGAGTACATGCGAGAAGCTGATCGTATTGAAGTCATGGCTTCTCATGGGATGGTGCCATTAGAAGCTGTGTTCAACTCTGTTGACATATCAGATTTATCATCTGTTGCACTGTATAATGGAGTACCTTGTGCTGTGTTTGGCCTGGTGAAACGAGACTTACTGACAGGAACCGGGGTGCCCTGGTTACTTGGTACCGATGACATAGATTTATGTAAGAAAGATTTTATTATTCACACTCGCGAAGGTGTGAGAGAAATGTTGAATGTGTGTCCACGATTAGAGAATCATGTTCACATTGAAAACAGGAAAAGTATACGATGGTTGAAAACAATGGGATTTAAATTTGATGAACCCGAACCTGTAGGAATACATGGTGAATTGTTTTCACGATTTTATTTGGAGTTGAACAATGTGTAATCCTGCTGTAATTCCTTATGTAATGGCCGCAGTTGCTGCTTATGGTTCATATGAGCAAGGTAGACAGGCTAAGAAGACTTCTCGCTATAATGCTCGCGTCATGGAGAATGAAGCCATTCGTACTCGCAACAAGGGTACCGACGAAGAAAATCGACATCGTGAGAAGGTTCAACAATTAATATCCCAGCAACGGGCAACCCTTGGTGCGAGCGGTGTTGATATTGCGAGTGGTTCACCATTACAGGCACAAACTGATGCCGAGTTGCTGGGTGAGGTTGATTCATTGCGCATCCGTCAGAATTATTCAGACTCTGCACGAGCAATTGATGAGAAAGCAAAACTCACCATCGCCGAGGGTAACAGTGCGTATCGCAAAGGGGTTATCGGCGCAGTGACTGCAATTGGTGGAGCTGTCGCGGGTAATGTATCGAATAGCTGGTACACACCACAAAGCTCCGCTGTAACAACTACAACAACTGGGGCGCAAGCAAATGCTGCCTTTGGTAATATTGCTTAAGGTGATTTATGCCCAAGATACCAACATACGACGGATTACAAGTTGATCAGCAAATAGCATCACAACCGTTGGCTCGTGTCGACCCTGATCCAATAAACAGTCGGGCGATCAATCAGCTTGGTAACGAAGTTCTCAAGATGCAACAGCGCATTGCTGAGACTGAAGCTGAAGAAGCAATTACCTCGTTTGAGCGAGAGAAGAATAAAATCTTCTTCGATCCAGACAGTGGTTATTTTAACGCTCAAGGTCGCGATGCTTACGACCGTGCCCCCGAGGTCAACAAGAACCTTGACGCACTGAAACGCCAGTACTCTGAAAACCTCAAATCAGACACAGCTCGTCGAGCGTTCGACAGGGTTGCCACTCAACACCTCACCCGTGCAAATCAAGATGTAATGCGTCACGCTAGTAAGAACCTTAAGGCTTGGGAAGCGAGCACAATCAATGCTCAAGTTGAGAACACCATTGAGAATGCATCACTGTATTGGAATGATGAAAAGCGACTCGGCGTACAGCGTGAGCTTGGCAGACAGTCTGTTATGGAGAGTGCCAATATTGAAGGGTTAAGTCCTGAAGCAACTGCCGAACGCCTACAAACCTATGAGTCTTCATTTGCTGCTGCTGCTGTCACTGCTGCTGTACAGCAGGGTTCACAGCAAGGTCAGGAGACTTTCGATCGTTACAAGGATCGTCTCGAAGGTCCAGATGTGATCAAGATGCAGTCAGCGATCGAGCGTAAAGCTAAAGCTGAGAAGACCCAACTTGACTCGAATACTGCAGTTCTCGCAGCCGGTAAGCTGGTGGAACAATATGGTGATGCTGACAATGCGCGGTCATCCATCATTGAAGAAGTGAACAAGATCGAAGATCCTGAACTGCGACAAAAAGCAATGAAGGAATCCATGTACCAATTTGAAGCCAAAATGAAGGCTGACTCTGAAGAACGTGCTGCAACGTTTGAGGCCGGGGAGAACTTCATCGTAGAGGGTGGTTCAGTAGAGCAATTCATTGCTCAGAACCCAGAACAATGGGAGAAGTTGACTCCGAAACAGAAGCGAGTATTGAACTCAGGTGCTTCTGTAAGTACTGATTATATAAAATTATCAGACTTATTAACCCTGCCGAAAGACAAGTTGGCACAGGTTAATCCCACGGATCACTTCGATCACTTGAACAAAGCTGATCGAAGTAAGCTGATCAATGCAGTTAAGTCTGCTCGCCAAGGTGGTGTCGATCACCAAGTTGGTAGAACTCGAACTGCCGAGACATCTTCAGCGGTTGAACAGTTATTTGGTAAAAAGACCAAATGGGACAAGAAGGAGAAGGCGCAAGTCAATGAGTTCTATGCTATAGTAGACGATGAGGTACAGTTCCGCGAGAAGCAGAAGGGGTCACCCTTGACTTCCCAGGAATATACTGAAATGTTAAACAGCATGACTCGCAAGGTTGTCAAAGACCGGACATTCTGGTTTGACAAAGAGCAAGACATCACTGATATCCCCGCCGAAGATCTGGGTGTGATCAGTGATTACCTGCATCAAAATAGCATACCTGCGACTGCTGAGAATATCCTAAAAGCATACGAACAGGCTTCTCAATGACCACACTGAATTTAGATAATATTGATCTTGGTGCATTCGGACCAACTGATGAGAATGAAAAAACTGTAGACCAAGTTGTTGATCAACAACGACAGCAACAACTTGGTGCCACATTGGGTGAAGCTATCAAGGTTAACCCAGATCAACAAGCCAAGATCAACAAGTTATCTAAAGAATCAGGTGTACCACCTGCTGCTGTAGAGTCTGACCCCACGTCCATTGAGACAAATCTTAAGTTAAAGAAGATCGACCTCAAGTCAATGACTCGCACCAACCCTGCTGTCAGTAAATTCTTGAACGACTTTGATCGTGCATCTGTGTCTCATGATGATATTGATTCATTGAAGGCTTTAGAAGACGCGGTTGCCACTCTGCATCTACCCTCAAAACAGCAAGTTGCTGATAATTCTGAAGACAAGAATGGTTATCTGTCCAATGTAGGCCGAGGTGTCGGCGAGCGTGTGACCGAGCTGCTTGGGTCATTATATGGGTTTGCTGCCCAGGGTGGTGAGTACCTTGACGAAAAGTTCCCCGTAGGTGGGTTTGTATTTGAAGACTCACTACTTCCGAGATATGCCGGACCTGAAGAATGGAAGCAGTTGCAAGAAAAAGGAATGGACGACCTTGTTGCTCGGACTGGTAAGATCCTCAAAGACACCAACTTTGGTTATATACCTCAAGCCACATGGGAGACTACCAAGGAAGCCTACGCATCTGGCGACGTACTTGATGCTGCAGGTGAGACTTTAGCATTCGGGTTCGAACAAGGCACTCACTCACTTGCTGATATGGCTGCTACCATTTATGCACTTCCAACTTACATTTTGGCCAGGTCACAAGAGATAGGCGAAAATCGTGCCAAGAATAAAGGTTTAGAAAAAGCAACAATCGAAGAGACGATCGAAGCCGCACCGTTCGCTGTGGGTTCCGCGATATTGGAACGCATATTGCCTGCTAAAGTTTTTGGTGGTATGAGTAAGAAAGAAGTCAGTCAGGTTGGTAAGGAAGTCCTTAGCCAGTCTGCTAATAAATTGAAAGAGGTCATGAAGGCCGCTGGTAGTGGTCTGATCATTGAATCCACCACCGAGGCGATCCAAGAGGGTCTGATTGAGTACATCGGTGAGCGTTATGGTACTGATGCGCCAATCTTTCTAAGAGAAGCGTTGGATCGTGCTGCAGGGGGTGCTGTCGGTGGCGGTGTAGCTGGTGGTATGTTGAGTGGTACTTCAGCAACAATCAATGTTGTAGTTAACACACAGACCTCTCAGAAGATGGATGCTGCTGCGCAGGAAGCCCAGCGTCAGGCGATTCAGGCTGACCAAGAGCAACGCACCATCGATAACCTTAACGACCTGGCACAAGGCTCAAAGCTGCGTGAGCGTGACCCCGAGTCATTCAAGCAGTTTGTAGAACAGAGCGACGGTGAGAATAACACTCACGTATTTATCGACGGTGTGCAAGCTAAACTTTATCTAGCCGACAAAGATGTACAGTCGGACCCAGTGCTACAGATGATCGCTGAGAAAGTAAACGAAGCCGCCAGTCTGGGCAACGAGGTCGCCATACCTGTTGCAGATTTTGCGACAACTGTAGCAGGTACTCCGCACTTTGAAGCACTTCGTGAGTTCATGACATTAAGCGGTAAAACCACTGCTCCATTTAGACAAGAACAAGCACAACAAGAAACCCGCGAGTACGTTTCGAAACTGATGGATGACGCCAAAGAGAATGTGTCTCAGTACGTTGAGTCACAGGAGATCTTTGAATCTGTTCGTCAACAGCTCGTTGATACCGGGATGGTCAATGCTCAAAATGCAGGAGTGATGGCTCAAGTCGTACCCGCATGGGCAACAGTGTACGCACAGAAGAATGGTATCTCTGTGCAAGAAGCGTACCAGAAATCAGGTTTAGTTATTGAAGGACCACAAACTGGTCGAGCTGCAGCACTGCAGGCTGAAGAAGTTACACCCCCAGTAATTCCAGAAGAACAGATTCAAGAGCGTATCGTCACACGTGAGCCTGTCACAGATCGTCGGCAATCAGACACAAGTAACGACGTTTCGGAACAGCGCCAGGGTGATCGTCGTTCGGATGACGCGCGTCGTGAGCGCATTGCGAACATGACTCCTGAAGAACAATACAAGGCGATCTACACCAATGAATTGACTGGTTTAAACAATCGCCGCGCATTCGAGGAAGATTTACCAAACTCACCCGTTGTAGTTAGCATCGACGTTGACTCACTCAAAACAGTGAACGACAACTTAGGTCATGATTCAGGCGATCAGTTACTCAAGGTCGCTGGTAAAGCGATCTACGAAGCCACAGGCGGTAAGGCTTATCACATCAGTGGCGATGAATTCTATGTACTTGGTGACAATCAAGCTGAGATAGAAAGCAACTTAGAAGCTGCTCGACAAGCATTAAGCAACTCTGTTGTTGCTTCTGAACGCGGTGCACTAACTGGTGTTGATTTCACTTACGGTGCTGCAGATAACAAAGCCGATGCAGACCATGCGATGGAGCAGGCTAAGGGTGATCGTGAGGCGCGTGGTGAGCGAGTACCACGTGGTGAGTTGCCGCGAGGTATGGTGTTGAATGAGAAATTGAATCAAGTTGCTAACGAGAGTGTTGAAGAATTCAGTAACAGAATTGCAAAAGAACAAGGTCTTGAGGATTTTTTCTTAATAGAGAAACGCAACGGTGACATTGAGCTTGCTAATTTTGTAGTACCAAAAACCGATCAAAAGTCAGGTAAAGGTACTGCTACAATGCAGGCTCTGATTCAATTCGCCGACCTTAACAATAAGCGAATTGTTCTTGATCCTGCATTGAAAGATGACAGAAAAGGAACAACAAGTAGAGGTCGTTTAGTTAAATTCTATAAACGATTTGGATTTGTCGAGAATAAGGGTCGCAATAAAGACTTTGAAATCAGTGGGTCAATGTATCGTGAAGCGTCAGAGACTTTTGCTCAATCGGTTGATCAGACTCAGACTGAAGCATTTAGGAAGTGGTCTGAAGGTGGTGAAGTTGTTGAAGATTATGATGTTAACGATTATGAGTTCAAACAAGACACACCGGTTGTGTTGAAAGTCTACCACGGGACTACTCACAAGTTCAGCGTATTTGAAGCACTTCGTGGAAATCTTGAAGGCCAGTTTGGAGCTGTAAATTACTTCACAAGTAGCGAGTATGATGCTGAACAAAACCACGCTGGTGAAGGTCCAGATCTAACTAATCGGATTGACCGTCGTGCAGAACAGTTGACAGATGATATTCAAGAGATTATTGATGAATCAGGATTAGACGCGGCAATTGAACAATTTATACCAGGTGTAGATCAATTCATAGAAGATGCTTCTGACATTGCGCAAGTTCTTGCAAAGAAAGAATTGTCAGGTGGTGAAGAACTCACGATGGAGTTGTTCGTCAAAGTTAAAAACCCGTTTGTAATCGGTGAGAATGCTGAGTGGTTAGAATTTGTCGACAATGACTCAATTCGATCACAAGCTGAAGAGAAAGTTGCTGAAGATAATGATGTGGACGTTGATGAGGTTGTCAATAACTTTGAAGAATATGAAGACCAAATCTATGATGCGATTTATGAAATTGAAGCCGAAACCCCAAATCAACTGATTGAAGCAATTCAGGAAATATCTGATCGTCACGGAATTGATCCTAGTAATCTGCTCGCTCAAGTTTATGAATTAGGTTCAGAAGCAAAACCTGAAGTCATTGAAGACCTGCTACGAACAAGTGAAGATTACCAATATGTAGAAGGTGATCAAGGTGAGTTAATTGGTTCACAGTTGATAGCTGAAGTAATTGAAGAGATGGGGTTTGATTCAATCATTCTTCGAAATGCTGAAGACCGATTCAGTGCAATGGACATCCCTCAATCAACTGCACATGTTCATATTTTTGACAGCGGTAAAACTAATATCAAAGCTGTTAATAATCAGGGTACTTTTGATCCTGAGAATCCAGACATCTATAAACAAAAAGAACGCGGATACTACGAACCAAGCCGCTCGTTAATCCGTCTTACTGAGTCTGCGGATCTTAGTACATTCCTTCATGAGTTTGCTCACTTCATGTATGAAATGGAGTTGAACTCTACTGACTCCCTTGATGGTAAGAACACTGTTGCAAGTATTCACAAGTGGTTTAAGCGTAACTCTAAAGATGTTGCGAAAGAAGCTAATTCTTACTTGGGTAGATCGGGTGCATTAGAGCAACCTGCTTTCCACGGCACTGCGCATCAGTTTGACAAGTTCAGTCTCGAAGCTATCAACACTGGTGAAGGTAACCAAACTTACGGGTGGGGGTTGTACTTCGCAAGTAAAAAATCAATTGCTGATTTTTACAAAGACAAGTTCCAAGGTCGCACTGTAGAAGTTGAAGTTCCTGAAAATAGTGAACTCTTAGACTATAACGCACCGTTGTCATCTCAACCTGGGATGATGGAAAAACTCAACATCAAAGAAAAGTCTGTTTACCTTGACACCGAGCTGACTCCATCAATGTCAGGTCAGGAAGTTTATGACCGTCTTGCACGCGGTAGAACGAATCGCGGTGTTAACACCAAACAAGAAGCTTCGGAATATTTGTCATCACTCGGTATACCCGGTCTAAAATATCGTGACGCAAGTTCTGAAGGTGACAACTTTGTCATCTGGGATGAAGATCGTGTAAGTATCACTGACATTAATGAACAAGAACATCAAGCAGAAAGACTCAATCAAGAAGGCGATCCAGACTTCCGTGAACCTCCGAAAGAAATAACTGAAGAAGATATTCTCGTATACCTCGATGTTGGTACCACAAACTTCGCTGACAAAGATGCTGCTATTCGTCGTGCTACTCATGAGCAGTTTGCTCGCGGATTTGAAACGTACTTAATGGAAGGTAAAGCACCTTCTGCTGAACTGCGTAATATTTTCCGCACGTTCGCACGATGGTTAACTCAGATCTACAAATCAGTACGCGGTAATTTACGGGTGAACCTCGACGAAGAAATGCGTGAAGTTTTCAATCGTCTACTTGCAACTGAAGAACAGATTGCAGCCGCTGAAGCTCGTGCCAAGTATGCACCAATGTTTAGTAATGCTGCGATGGCGGGAATGACTGAGGAAGAGTTCAGCAAATACACCGAGCAGCAAGAAAAAACCAAAGACAAAGAAACCGAAACACTACGTGACAAGTTGATTGGTGAAATCACTCGTCAAACTAAATCATGGTGGAAGGAAGAGAAACAAGATCTTATTGATGAACAGCTTGACGTTCTCAGTGTTGAGCCTGTTTACCGTGCGACTGAGGGTCTGCGCAACGGTGAGTTCAAACTTGATCACGCCACTGTGAAAGAGATGGTCGGATTCGAGCGAACTGATAAGCGCGGTATGACTTCAACTCGTGTTCCAGATCAACTACGCGGTATGACTGTCAAAGGTGCTAAGGGTGTTCACCCTGATGAAGCCGCTGCATTCTTTGGTTTCAATTCAGGTAGCGAGATGTTGTCTGAAATTATTGATGCTGTACCCGTCGGTGACAAAGCTGCTGCACAAGCTGAAGAGATTATGCTTGAGCGTCATGGTGACATCATGCACGATGGTACTATTGAGCAGCAAGCCGACGAAGCATTGCAGAATGAAGAACGCGGTAAGTTGATCCTTCAGGAACTTAAATCACTTCGCAAGGGTACCAATGCGCCAGCGTTAGATCGTGCCACCATCAAAGCAATGACTGAAGAGAACATTGCTAAACTGAATTACCGTTCCATATTCCCTCAGAAGTACCGTAAAGCTGAGATTCGTGCAGCCCAAGAAGCCGCTGCTGCATTAGCGAAAGGTGACAAAGAAGCTGCAGCAATGGCGAAGGCTCGTCAAGTTCTAAACTACTATTTGGGAATGGCTGCTACTGATGCACGCAATGACACCTTGAAGATTGTTGATCGTATGTCTCGATACAACAAGAAGAAGGTGCGCGAAGAAATTCAAAAAGCTGAGAATGGTTACTGGGAGCAACTTGTAAAAATTCTCAACCGGTTCGAATTCCGCAAGTCTGCCACACTGAAACAAGTCGACGAGGTTAACGAAGATATCAACTCGTGGATGAAGGCTCGCATGGATGATGATGGTGACGCATTGGTGCTATCTCCTGCAGTTCTCAATGAGACATTTGTCACCCATTGGAAAAATGTTCCATACTCTGATCTTCAGGGTATCAATGACTCTGTGAAGAACATCGAACACGTTGCGCGGTACTCTAACAAACTAACCCGCATGGGTGAAGAGATTGAATTTCGCAAGTTGGTTGACCGGTGGGTTAACCACATGGAAGAAGCTCAGCCTTCACGTTTCCAGCCACAACGCACCAGTGTAGTCGAGGGTCGCAACTGGGGTCGTTGGGCAATGGCTCAGATGACCAAGATTCCATACATGGCATCGTGGCTTGACGGGGGTGAGCGTGTCGGATTGAGTCATGACATCCTCATCCAACCTATGACCGACGCTGCTGACGCTGAGATCCAGCTATGGAAGTCAGTAGGCAGTAAGGTCATGGAAGCCATAGAAGGGCGTGACAAGGCTGACATTAAGCGTCACAACCGTAAGATCTTCATCCCTGAGCTAAAGGACGCCACTAATGACGGTAACCTCATGGGTCACCAGGTTCTTGCTGTTGCATTGAACACTGGTAACCAGGGCAACTTGCGCAAGATGTTGCTCGGTGAAGGTTGGGCTAACCCCGAGAACGATGCCGAGATCACTCTGCAAAATCCCAAACTGCAAGCTGTGCTGAAGAACATGACCAAATCTGACTGGGAACTGGTGCAGTTAATCTGGGATCAGATGGAAGAGTTATACCCGCAGTTAGCAGAAGTACATCGTCGCACTACTGGTTTAGTGCCACCGAAGGTTGACGCAACCCCCGTGCAGACTGAGTTCGGCACATTCAAGGGTGGTTACTACCCGGTGAAATATGACTCTAACCGCAGCCATCAGGCTGAGATGAATGAGGATAAGTTGAATGCGCAGACTGAGTCGATGTTCAGTACGATCGGGAGTATCCAGGCGTCGGTTAATGCATCAGCTACGAACGAAAGAACCAAGTACTATGCACCGATCAGACTCAGTCTGGACGTGGTGCCAGGACACTTCCAAGAAACCATTCATTACATCACACACCATGACGCAGTGCGAGAAGTCAACAAGCTGATTCGTAACAAGTCTGTGGCTGAGACAATTAAAGCAAAACTCGGACCAGAAGAGTACGCTCAACTTAAACCTTGGTTGAACGATCTAGCCAAAGATGGTAAAGAAGCACCTACCAAGATGTTCTGGGATGACATGCTGGGTCGTCTACGTTTTGGTCTGACACTTGGTACTATGGGTTTCCGTGTCACCACGGGTCTTATCCAGATATCTGGTCTATCGAACACTGTGGCTGAAGTCGGCGCTAAGCCTGTGTTACAGGCTGCTCGCAGCATCCTCGGTAGTACAACCAACATGAGGGAAGCTTGGGACTTTGCTAACTCTAATTCCAAGGTGTTGAACCACAGAACGCAGACTATGGACCGTGAGATCAAGAACGCCATGAATCGCATTGCTGGGAAGCGTGGTATGTTGGCAGCAGTCCAAGAGGCGTCAATGAAGCACATTGCATATATCCAGACCTACATGGTGGATCTGCCAAGCTGGTACGCTGCGTACATCAAGAAGCTTGATGAAACGGGAGATGAGCAAAAAGCGTACCAATATGCTGATTGGGTCGTGGAAAATGTTCAGGGTTCAGGGATGACGAAAGACATGGCACGGATAATGCGTGGTCAGTCAGAAAGTGGTAGAATGTTCACTATGTTCATGACTTTCTTCAGTTCGTTGTGGAATATGGAACGAGATCTTGTGAAAGGTGCCAGATCCAAGCGTTATTCTATTACAACCACTGCAGCTAAGTTGGCATTCTTATTCAGTATCCCAGTTCTATTTGAGATGTTGATGAGAGGTGAGGTTGACGACGATGAGCCAGAAGAGACAATGCAGAAGATACTGACCAAGACAGCGACATTCCCTGTACAGTCGGTACCATTCATAAGAGACATTGTCAATGGTGCTACGGGAGAATTCGGTTATAATATATCACCGATCGCATCATTGCTTGAAACCGGTACCAGGTCAATACCTGCTCTAGTTGCCGCCCCGTTGACTGACGATGAGATAACTAAGTCTCAAGTCAAAGGTGCGACCAAGGTTGGTGGGGCTGCACTCGGCATCCCTGGTATCAATCAAGCCTGGGCCACTGGTGAGCATTTGTACGAAGTAATTGAAGATGGTGAAGATTTCACTACACAAGAATTCTTGTTTGGTCCAAAGAGAGATTAAATAATTCGGAGTTAAACCAATGACAGTTAATACAACAAACATCACTTCCGGGCCTTATTCCGGTAATGGTATAACTACTGGGTTCTCTTACACTTTTCGTGCAGAGTTGAAGACTCAACTTCTTGTTTATGTCAAAGATGCTAGTAATGTAATAACCACAAAAACAGTGGACACTGATTATACAGTTTCAGGTTTGGGGGATGACGATGGTGGTGTGGTTACATTCTTAACCGCACCCGTCACTGGAGAGACGGTTTATATTCGTTCCAATTACCAGGCCACACAAGACACAGATTTTGATAGTCAAGGTGGTTTTTTTCCAGATGTACACGAAGCAGCAATTGATAAGTTAACATTTCAGATACAACAATTACAAGACCAAGTGAACAGATCGTTAAGAATAAATATCAACGATGACACAGGTAGTCTGGATCCATTAGCAGAGATAACTGCTAATTCATTTTTAAGAGCCAATGCAACAGCAGATGGTTATGATCATTTCACATTACCCTCAGTCGGTGTTACTGCCGAAGTACCTCTCGCCTCATATGATGATTTTAGAAATGGTACTGCTAGTTTTGATATCGATGATTATTCTGATGGTCAGATAATTTGGTTTACAAATAATTTAATTTTCGGAGCCTTTGTTTTAAGAACAGGGGCGTCTCCGGCTGACAATGGTGGAACAGTAATCCGATCTACAGTAGACACCAATAGATACGTGGAACGAGTATTTAGTGGTGCGGCATCGGTAAAATGGTTTGGTGCTACAGGGGATGGTGTTACTGATGACAGTGCTGCTTGTCAGGCAGCTTTGGATAATCATCAAGCTGTGTTGTTTGATGAGCCAGATACTGCATACTTGATTGAGAATGAACTCATCCCCCCTACCAATCGATTGATCATTGGTCGTCGTGGGAAAATAGAAGCAGGCGCTGGGTTACAAATAGCTGCAGCTCAAGCTTTTGTGTTCAGACTTAATAATAACGGAATCACATTTAAAGACATGATCATTAATGTCGATTATTCTGTGTTTCCCAGAAACGCCAGTGACGAAGCAAAGGTTGGAGCCATATACGGCACAGGGCGAAATAATATAACATTGGAGAATTGTACAATCACCGGTGGTGCCAACTTCTTCCAAGCGTCCGGCTTCATTGCTACTGGCTTAATTGAGATTAGAAACTCGGCGTTCATTAGACTTGAGAACTGTTTTGTCCGTGGAGATTATAGCGCAGCTTGGAGCGGATCAGCAGCAGGTTCAGAAATCTGCAAAATATTAACATGCACAGATGTTTCAATTATCGGTGGTGTTTATCGTCAGAGCTTTTATTCATGTATTGCAGTTGGTGTAGGGGGTGAGCGTGTAATTATTGATGGGGTTCAAGCTGATACATGTATTGGTTCTGTTATTAGTTTTAACGCTCAGGATGCTACGCTTGCGAACTCTGTTATAGGTGGGTCACGTGATGAAGGTGGTGTTGCGATGGGTCACCCATCTTCAGCAAGTGCGAGATGTAAGGTTCTTGGTAATACCATTTACGACTGCGGTCGAAGCGGTGTATCAGTAGCCTATCCTGACGCAATCATTGCTAACAATAACATAAGAGACTGTGAAACAGCTTCTCCTTCTGATACATTTGCTGCGGCCATCGCTATCGGTGATTCCGCTAATCCTACCACATATAGAAATCGAGCAAGTGTCAGTGGTAATGTAATCCGTGGTTGTTATAACGGTATTGTAGTCAGTGATTCTTCTTTAGCTGGTGAAGATGGTTCTGATTATGCAATCAATGGTAATGTTGTAAGTAATTGTACGAATGCGGGTATTTATTCATCCGCGCCAAATGTTTCTATAGTTGGTAATGTGACTCGATCGAATGATAGAAATATCCAAATTGAAACTACTAGATCAACTAACAACATAGTAACAGCGAACACTGTGGTTTCCGGTGTGACTTATGGAATATTGGCTAGTTCACCAGGGTCTGGTACGAGAATATGGGGCAACACTGACGTTAATAATACGGCGAACAGTATTGCACATGAAGAATTAACAATTGCCACAGGGGAGATTACAATAACTTCTGATCATCACTTCACTGTAGATACAGAGTCAGATGCTGCAACTGACGATCTGGTTACGATTAACGGCGGAATAGATGGGCAAGTTGTTACACTATCACCCGATAACGATACAAGAACAGTGGTTGTCAAAGATGGTTCTAACCTTCAACTGAACGGTGATTTTACAATGGATTCTAATGTGGACATGATTACTCTTAAGAAGATTGGCAGTAATTGGCGAGAAGTTTCCCGATCTGATGTATCTTCATAGAGTGAAAACCATGAATATAATTAAGCTGTTTTTTGAAGAATACAAGGGTGCGCGAAGATTTTCACTTTTTTGGGCGATAACCCTGATTACTTATGTTGTAGTTAACGTCATTCAACCTGAAAACTTAAGTAACATCAATGCGGCAAGTGCCACAGTTGTTACTTCTATACTTGGAATACTTGCCACAGTTATAGGTTTTTACCAATGGCACAGGTCACAAGATGATTCGTAAATATTTAATTATAAGTGTGGCAGTCATCTCTGCTATTTCTGGGGCTTATTTTACCAAATTATATTGGTCTAATAAGTATAATTCTCTAATTGTGAAATTAGAGAAAGCAGAAAAAGAAAACATGCAACACATTCTAAGTGTTGAAAGATTACAACGTGATAAAGCAGACGCAATTGCTTCTAAATTGGCAGCGGAAGAGTCAGCTCGCCAAGCTAAATCAAAAGTAATTACAAAAGAAGTGGTGAAATATGTTGAAAGTAATTCTAATTCTAAGTGTGAACTTGATGATGATTGGGTGCACATCAGTGACTCCGCAACTCCAGTGCCCCGAGTTACCGAAACCTCCAGCGAAACTGATGGAACCTCCAATAAAATTCGAGACCTTGGGGACGCACTCGAAGTAGTGACTAACAATTATTCTGCATGCCAGGACGCGGTGGATCGTTTACAAGCATGGCAGCAATGGTATAAATCTATATCGGAGTAGAAGTGATGTCCGAGGATCGACTTAATCAACTAGAAGTCAAGCTGGATACCCACATGAGAGACTGTGATAAACGTCTCAACAGGATAGATGATAGGGCTGAAAAACTCATCCAATCCCAAGAGAGATGTACAGAAGCTTTGGAAAAATTAACAAATGACACCAGTGGTGTTGTTGAATTATACAATAATGCACAAGGTGCTGTTACAATCGGCATCGGTGTGCAAAAGTTTGGATTGTGGGTTCTCAAATGGCCACTGATTGGTGCCGGGTTATATGCGGCATTTGACTGGATTATTAAACATTTACCTAACTAAGAGGATACGAAAATGGGCACAAGATCTGCATTAGCCCCAATTAAAGATGGGAATATTCATACACTTGTGGACCTGGCTAACCACCCCACGACGGTTTACACGGGTCAGGGTGTGCTTATTGGTGTTATATGTCACACAACCACCAGTGCTCATCTCATTGAAGTTAAGGATGGGAGTGACGTTATAGCGAGATTGGCTGTGTCACTGAACATTGGCGACACTATTGACCTGTTTGAAATGGAATTCACTGAGAGCATTGTAATTGACGGGAACGCCGCAGCCACAGGAACCATTACTTTAATATATCAACCCTATCCTAATTCTTAAAAGAAATTGACTTCAAGTTCATTTGTCGTAATTCCGTCCCTGTATCTTTGCAGGGCGGATTTCAAACCGTCCTGATCATCTGTCTTGCGTTCAATTGCATCAGCAACAGCAAGGTCCACAGTGTCTCGGCACAGAATCCTAATGATTGAAACGGGGTTCTTTTGACCTTGTCGATTCAATCTGCCATTCATTTGTTCGTAAAGTTCAAGGCTCCAATTCATACCGAACCAAACCAATATGCTACCATTATCTTGGAGACCATCGATACCGTGACCCATACTGGCAGGGTGACCAATGAGTAATTTAATTCTTCCAGCATTCCAGTCATCAATCACCTTCCCGGTTTGACTCGATGGGGTCTTGGTGAGATTGACTGGTTTAAGTGATTTAAACTTTTTCATTATTCGTTCAGCATCACTTTTGAAAGTGTAGCTACACAGCACAGGTTGACCACCAGCCTCTTCGAGTACATCATCAAGCGCTTCCAGTTTAGCATCGTGTAGTGACTCCCAGTCACTTGTGTCACCGACGTAAGGGGTACCATTACAGAACTGTAGACATTTATTAGAGACACTTGAGCGACTGAATAGCTCGATCTCACGACCATTCTCTAACATGGTGAACATGTTCTTCTCGACTTCCTGATATGCTTTACGAGCCTTCTCAGGAAGATCCACCATTACATTCGTAACTTTGCACTCAGGCATATCAAGATAATCTTTGGCATCCATCTTTTTAGTGATATCACTTATGTGATGTTCGATCCATTGCTTACCTTCTTCAGTGGGAGTGAAATTCCATCCGTTATAATCACTCGCAAAGTAGCTGTCTTTGTAATGGGTGATGTATTCACCGAGGCGTTTACCACCATCGACTGCGAGGTACTGACCGTGTAGGTCGAGATAACCGTTAGACGCAGGTGTGCCAGTCAGACCCACTCGATACTTGAACTCTTTAATTAACTTGCGCCAACCGGTTATTTTAATTTTGTGAGTGGTGCCCCACTTATCTTGCCGGTCCCTGGTGCCGCCAGCCATGCGTCGAGTTGTGCTGTTTTTTAATTTTGAAACTTCATCATACACCACCATTTCAAATGGTAACTTCTTACCTTGACTCAAGTAATAATGATCCAGGGTCTCAGCTAACCAGTTCATATTTTCATAATTGCAGAGAAATAAATCAGCATCGGCAAACAGTGCGCGGGTTCGTTTCTCTTTGGTGCCGTGCATCACACTACATCGTAGGTGTTTGGTGTGTGTCCAGTTAGCACATTCCCTATCCCATACGGACTGGATTACTCTAAGCGGTCCAAAGATTAATACTTTGTTAACTTGACCTGCTCGCATTCTGTCGATGATTACAGTCAATGTCGTTATGGTTTTGCCAAGGCCCATACCCAACCACAGCATTGCATCATCGTTATAGAGCATATGAAGACAGCACTCTTTCTGGTATTCGTGGAGATCTTCAGGGGTTAATAGTTGCGAAGGCACCAAAATGCTCCTTTGCTGCTTTATTATAAGTTAAAGAAGCTTCTTCAGGTGTGTCAAAGCGACCGAGATATGTTTGCTTTCCGTTTATCTTTATTTGAGCGTGCCATTTTCCTGATTTTTTATTTAAAGAAACGCCACGATAACCTGACGTGTTGTGTTTATGGATGCCCGAGTTACCCGCATTCTGGGTACAGTTAGCGCCTCTTAAATTCAACCACCGGTTGTCTGTTCTATCCCTGTTTATATGATCCACATATTTAGGAATGTAACCTTCGACATATAACCAAGCAAGCCGATGTAGTCTGTAAATTTTCTGATTTATGATTGTATGCAAATAACCTTTACCGTCAACAGTACCGATAATTTGCCCCGGTAAAGACCGTGAACTTCTCCAAACTTTATTTTTAAAAAGCCCAGAATCAGGGTCATAATGTAGAATAGATTTTAAGTATATCTGAGTAATCATTTGATTATTCTACATGTACTGAAGGAAATACACAATCTATTTATGCACCTTCTTATGCAACCAAATCGCAAACCAGCAACCAATCCAACCACCTGTACTATATGACAATGCGATCCATAATGCTTGACTCCAACCTTCTTCAATAATCTCAATGGCACTGACACCAACCATTGCGACTTCTAAAGCACCCATCACATAACTGGTGGGAATGATTGAAAACCAGCGATCAAGCATTACGTTTTTTTGTTGAAATGCTCTCGCTGCTACTTTGAAAAAACCTATAAGGAATATGACTGCGATGGGTTCCATACTTTAAATAAACCTTTGAGTTGTTCTACTTCGAGTTTCAGATCATCAAGTGATCCATTGTTGTCAACCCATACCATACTCTGTGGGTCGCACTTTATTTTCATCGACGGTTCTTCAGGGTGACGCTGACTAGCATCGACCCATAACACGTAGTCAAAGAGTTCTTGTGAAGCTTCGAACTCTTTATCACAACGCATCCCGACATACATGTCATTTTTACTGATAATTAATTTACACAATGCTGACTTGTCCGGGGTATTGTACAACGTTATGAGTTCTTTCCACAAGTCTCGACAAGAAGCACGATCATCAAAGGCAGCTTCTTTATCTTCATACGTGTACTCAGTAGCCACATCTAGTGCAGGCCAGATTGCATCAAGAGCTGCACGACTTGAGCTGATGAAACTCAAACCATATTCTTCAGAGATCATTTCAGCAACGGTATCTTTACCGTGACGACCGTGGCCAATTATTAACAGTTTCTTTTGAGTGTCGAAAGTCTCGACTAAATGTGGATCTTCACATTGGGTTTGATTTTCTAACATGTTACAACTTCCTCATAAGTGGCGACAGTTTGTCTTTAACTAAACTAAACAATGCACGTTTTCCATTTGGGTATATTATGCAATGGGTGTTCATCCATGACGAGTAACCAACTGCGTAATCTAAATCAAGAGTAGATGTTCCAACTTGATAACAACCTTTCTCAATCGCAGGAGTGTGACTGTGACCAATGATTGTTTTGTTACCAGTTTTACTGAATGACTTCGCACTACCGCGAGAACCATTAGGACCAACGTCACCGTGCTGACTACAGTCAATTCCTTCAATTTCGAATGATTCATTCCCATCAACGAATCGGACATCAGTGCTGCAATACTTTTCAATAAATAAACGATACAAGTTACCATCGCCACCCTTGTCCAAGTCATCCCTAGCAAGAGAAGCTAACTCGTAATAGAGTTCAAGATTAACAGGATCACTGTTTGGCTTGAACCTGTTGAACCACTGATCAAGATGACGGTGATGATTCGAATCAATGAGGACTGCTTTGTTGCGACCTTCAAGAAACTTGATTGACAACATTAATTCATCACGAACACTGAACTCTTTGGTCAAACTTTTCTTCAAGTGGAAAAGAGTGTTCTTGTCATTGTGGTGTGATCCAATATGGTGATCGTGTAGGTCGTGGTAAACTTCATGATCAGGTTTAAGAGCCGTGCATACTTGGTCTAATTGGTCAATTGTTTTTTTGCTCAACGATCGAACATGAGTGTCACCGAAAACTATACCGGGTATTTTATTAACTTTGCGACTTGATCTTGGTGTGTAATAACGATCAAACAAATGAACACCGGTACCATCGAATCTCAATTGAGTGGGCCAGAATTTGTCGCCTTCAATTTCAACAAACAATGCACCAATGGAATGATGGAACTCTGCCTTCTTGCCCATCTTCGACGAGCTGTAATTCTTAACAGAGATGCTGCCTGTTGTGTGAAGCATCTTTGGTATTTGATCCTTCGCAGTTGCGACAAGCTGCATTGCTATTTGCGGATGACCAAATATTTCAGATCGTGCATCACCGGCGTGATTCATTCCACCAAGTGGATTAATGGCTGTATATTGAATAGGGAACAGCGATCGTATCACTAGATGATTATTCAATTCAATGTCGGCATTGCAAAGATATGGAAGAATTTCTTCAGGCCAAGTGTAGTTTTGCTGGATGCCTTGGTTCACCATGTTTGGGTTTTTATATCGACCGGGGATTATCAAGTAACAAGCATCAAGATCTCTTGCCATCTTCTCGAAAGTATTATGTGCTTCACTTACTAACCCGGTGTCATTGACTGCACTAGTAATTATGAAACGTCGGTGGCGTTTCACCTCAGTGACTTTTGTTTTAGGTAACAGTTGCGGCGCGGTGTAGATTGTATTGGTTGTTCTATGACCACAGCTAATACACTTATATCGAGTTCTGCCAGATTCGGCTTTGTAAGTTAATGGTCTCATCCCTGGTTGAGCACACTCGGGACAGTATAAATCATCTCTTGTTTCAAACTTAACCTTTGGACCTGGCATAATTTTTACCTCAATGTTTCTCGAACTTCTTTAATAAACTCATCGACACCTTCGACACCATAAACAACAAGCGCGCTGACACCATGATCTCTGAGTCTGTCGATCTCACGTTTTTGCCAAGGACTAAGTCGACCATCAATTGTTTTAACTTCAACAAACCATACAAGACCGTTGACAATTACAATCCTGTCAGGAACACCATTTACCCCTGGTGAAACCCACTTGCGAGTAATGCCACCAAGCTTCATGATTTCTGAATCTAAGTATCGTTCAACTTTGTTTTCACGTGCTGCCATACTGTTCCCCGTGATTAAATAGATCAGACAATTATAAAAATAAATTAAATACTTCATTCTTCCTCCGTCAATAATGTTACAAGCTTCTCAGCTTGCTTGATGTACCACTCATGATTTAGTGTATCGAATGTAACACCTTCGAGATTATTACACAACTCAACAGACCAACCAGTATTGATGCCTGTGCGACGTTCTTCATAAACGCTTTTATTCTTAGTGTGTATACGCTCATCCCACACGTCTCCTACTTCTTCTAAGACAGTCTGGTACTGGAAGTCCGATATGCCATTCTTGCGTTTAAACGCACCCTCTGGTCCCGCAGGAGGCATGACCTTCTCAAGCGGTCTTCCTTCTGTTGATATGAAATATCGAACGATGTTGCTGACTTGTTCTCCACCCCATTCAAGTCGAGTAGACCTGGGTACTTTTGCTCGTAGAAAGAAATCAAAGATGTCATCGTGCCCAGCGATAAAGGACCGAATGTCAGCACCGTGTACAAGCGCAGCTTCAGCAGCCTTTGGTACAATGATTGCTGAGTGGTTTTGGTGCCAACCGAGTTCGTATTCATATGCGCCTTTCCGTTTCAGATCGCCACTGGTGTATTCTGCAATATAATTATTCACATCTCGAATAAACATACGCGAGTATTCAGCAGCTTCAAGTTCAAGATTGGTTAAGTTTTCCCACCATGATTGGACTTGCTCAATCCAGGGTTTCAATGAGCGTGGGCATCGAATGGTCAGACCATCAGTGTTAATCTGAATCATTTGAACATCTGGTGAATTCATCAGTGCTTCAGCTAACATACACAGAAGAAGCTGTCCATTAATCGTAATCGACATTGTGTACTGGGGGTCATAGAATGGTGAGTATTTGTTATTCGAATCCCCGTAAACCCCGTTGAGTGCCAGCTTTAGCATCGCATTGATCGCCGGGAATTCTTTCTTCGGGTGTGCTTTACGCATTTCGTAAACGTCACTGTACACTTTGTAAAAAGTTGAACCCAAATGGGCAGGATAAAACTTATTTGCAATTGCAAGGTTCGGGTAGTAGCTGGCAACATCCAGATCAATGATAATAAATTCTTCATCTGAACTCACAATCGATGATTCAATTGACCCGTGAATACCACCTGTACCGAAGTCGAAATTAAATCCATTCACATTACAACTAATGTCTTTAAACACACCTTTGGTTTCAGTGATTACTTGAGACTTGAACCAATCAAGAATGCGGTTAAACTCAGGATCAGAAAAGCTAACGCAAGGGAGAATAACATCAGACAAATCAATTTTATCACGGATCGTTTGCACCATCTGGCGGCGACCATTGGAGTAATTATAGCAACACCCTGGCGCGACTTTCTCCAACTCCATGATGAAGTAGTCTTTACCAATCTTTGTATCATTGTGATTGATGAAGTTCTTGTCGTATTTATTAGTGAGTTCTTCGCGGAATTGAATTTGCTCTTTAGTTTCATGATAAAAATCCACAGTAGCATCAACGTCGTGATCGTTGTATTTACACAGTACATCTATCTGATCACTGGTCAACTCGGTACCAACGTCGAAAGGAAGATCTTCAATGTTATTCATTCGCATGTTGAACTCAAGCACTTTTAAGCTGGTAGCTCGTGCAACATTATCGAAGTGATGAATTTTAAAAAGATCTATTTGAGGAACTAACCAATCACTTTCCCACACCATGTGTGTGAACCTGGCGTTATGTTGTGCGTTGATGATTGACATTGCCTTGTCATAAATATCTTTGTAAGTAATCAGTGCATTCTGATTCTGTGCAATAAAGTGAACCACCGGGTAATCGAATCCGATGTTGTTGAACCCCACCCATCGGTTACCGTTAATGCGACAGTAGTTGATGAACTGAACCATGAGAACAATGTCATTGCGGCGCGGTGAGATCTCAAACGCCCAGCGACGATCGAGATCCACATGACGACATCGAAACGTAAAGACATTTGGGTATGTTTCGATGTCGTAGGCGATGTCGCCAGTTGGCAGGTTAAATAGAAATTCCATTAATCACACACCACTAATTCGCCATCTTCATTTTTGCTAAGGTATATTGAATTACTTGAACCCTTCAGTCTAACACTATCAACAAGAGCATCATCATCAATGTTCAAACTATCGAGCAACCCTTTCAACTTACCAACTGTAAGTTTTTCAGAAGGGTACTCTGTTACTATTTCATCATACTTCAAAATTTCTTACCTCCAACTTCAGCACGGTTCTCGCGCTTATGATCAGAACGACTCGCATTGTAAGAAAGCTTCTCTTCAACAGCACCATGAAGATCATACTTCTGCAACCTGGCCACAATGATGATGGTGTCGATGAGTGCCGAGTACATAACTGAGTCTGGACCAAAATCGCTGGTCTTAAGAAACCCGCAACCAAATGCAACAGCACCGCATGATATCAAGAAGTGTAGTCCAGCAGGTTCATCCAGGTTAGCAGTGAACTCGTCTTCCATCTGATCAACTGCGTCAGTCTCTTCATACACCAAACCACAATGAGCACCGAGATCTACAGTGCGTATGAGCGCGTCAGCAAGCTCCACTTCTTCCATCTTGCGATGGGGTAGGTGATCATCCATCAGGTCTTTACGAGCACCCTCGGTGGCTTCAGCGACCTCAGTAAGAATGAGTTGAGCTGTCGTCATTAAACAACGATTAGGATTATCCCACCAGCCGACTTCTTTATTCTGAGTGTAGACTCGGGTTGCTAGTTCGTTAATGTAATCTTGGTCTAGTTCTTGCATTGGGTTCTCCTGATTTTTAATTAATGGGTTTGGTCGAATCACACAGTGTTAACCGTTATGACCGTCCGACTATCGTCTCGTCCTCAACCCGGTGGACCTCATTACAGGGATAGTTCCCGTCGCGCCGTTAGACTCTCATGCGCAATAAGCTAGTTTTACGACAGTAGGGATGTCAGCCAGCCTGCTTAAACTTTTTAAGCGAACGATGTCGCTATGATTCCAAACTTAGCTCGTAAGTCTGCTTCACTCAGCACCTCTTGACCACAGTAGAAATAACCCGGTGCCGATGGGTGAGCAGTCCAACCTTCAGGTGGGAACTGTGGGGCAGAGACAGGTGGCGCAACTGGGGGTGGTGTAGGAGCCACTGGTGCACCTGCTGCAGGTGTCGCAGGTGCGACCTCACAGTCAGCAAACATCTGCTCAGGTGTTGCTTTATTATCAAAGCGACCAAGAGGACATTCACCACCAGTCAACATGACACCATTAAGCCACCCGCCGATGCCACCCTTACCGTCAGAGTAACCAGTGATACCACAGGCAACCCAACATTCAGCACCAGGGTAGGCTGCAGCGGGGTCCATAACAGGTTGCATATTAGCGTCAACGACACTGGGTCGATCGTTCTCTTTAGCTGACAAAGTCAAACAGTAGTAGCCTGAAAACTTCGCGTCATAGTAAGCCTTACCTGCACACTTGGTGTCGTATGGTATGAAAGCTTTACGCAAGTCAGCAGGTGCACCTGATGGGTACTTGTTGGCAATCTCGGCGTTTTGAATACCTTCGATTGTTGCAATCTGTGGGTCACCCGGTGGAAACATAAGATCCATTGTGAACCGCTTCTTATCACCCATTGGATTACCTTGCGCATTACGCGCATAGTCAGCGGTGAAGATCTGTGGAAAAGAAATAAAGCCTTTAAACTTGTACATTGAGTTCTCCTAAAAGAATGATATTGGTTGTTCAGGTTCTGATTGTACATCCTTCGTTGTACTTTGTGCAACATCTTCATCAATAATTTTTTGTATTGATGCAGTATCGTCAGTGGTCCCATTTCCTGCGGGTTCTTCAAACAAAGAAGGTGAAGGTACATCTTTGAACATGTCTTCAGCGCTGACCTTCTGCTTCTCACGAGAAACTTTTGTAAGTCTTAGTTTACCGGCTTTGTGAGTGATATAGTCTTTCTCGATGCGTTTTTTCTGAGCATCATCGAGACAATCCAACTTCAACACTTGCGCAGGACTGATCAGTTTCGGTGGAAAGATCTGGTCTTTCTTCAAGCGTCGAGCCTTCAACATTTTAGCAATGTTCTCTTCACTGTCATTCCAGACATTAGAACCGCGTCCAGGTTGCAATGCGTAACCCGGTACCGTCTCGCCACTTTCAAGTCGTGTGTTAATCTCAGCTTCAACTTTTTCAAATATCGCTTCGATCCCAGCACGAGCGTCAGCAAGTTCCGACAACTGGTCAACTGTCAACTCTTTTACTTTATCTAATGACTGACCAACCAATTCAAATAAACTGGTTCCATCAGTCGCAATCACATCTGTGGTCATAGTTTTCACCGTTTCTAAACTGCGCCCTGATTCAGCAGTGCAGTTTGATTTATGTTTACACCATCGACAGTACCCCTTACCACCTTTACTGTCAGGTATCAATGGTGCTTCGGGGTCATCGGTGGCACGAGCAGCATGAGCCAGTTTCTCAGCTTCAGCAATGATGTATGTTGCTGTTGTGTCCTCATACCTAACAACTGGGTCAGTCTTGGGTTGCACGATTGTCATCCGACAAGGTCCAACTTGTTCAGGTCTGAATGGTCGACAAAGGTCAGGACCACTGGCGACAAATGGTCGAAGCTTCCCAGCAAGGTAGCTGATTAACTGAGTGTTACCTGGCACATGAACCCATCCGCGACCATCTTTATAGTCACAGACTTCAAGGAATAAACACTTACCGTGATTATTTACAGCACTGATTGTAATATCCACCGTGCCCCACCAGTCGCCACGACCAAACATGCCACCAACATCGGCTTTACTTTCAGTTTCGACTTTGACAGTGCTGCCAGGGTAGGCATCACGCAACTCACGCACACGACGCGACACATAGTCCAAGCACATCTGCACTCGTTCAATACGGTCCTCACTGACCAACCACCCCATTGGATTATCTGGGTGGTTACAGCCGATAACTTGACCATCATAAGTGTCAGCACGTACACCATTCTGCAAGCATAACTCTAACAGCAAGTGACTACCGGTTCCGTCGATGGCAGCTTCGCCAGGGATATCCTCGTAAGCTGCTTCTTCACGAACGGAGCCGGGGCAGTTCGGCCAGCGATGATTGCTTGGTCCTAATCTTGCATGTCCCTCACTCACGCCGTTACCGCCTTCACTTTATCAATGACTGCCTGATACTGGTCAGCTTTTAACTCGGTGATTGATTGAACACCAAACTCACGCAACACAGCGTCAATGGGGTCACGTTTACCAAGTCGCTTAAACTCGGTGACCAGCGCCGCATTTAACTCATCGGCTGTCATTGTCGCTGCAGGCGCAGGGGGTGTACTGGGCGCGGAAACCGGAGCAGCAGATGGTACCGTCTCCGTCACAGGTGGTGCAGGCGTAACCGGTGCCGCTGGGGTGGTGGTATTCTGGGTAGGGTTCCCAGGAGGTGGCGTAACCGTCTCCGCTGCAGATGGGGCAGATGGTGGTACCGGAGGCTTTGGGGCGACAATTTCATCAACCTCACTCTGTGACACTGCGCCACCGATGTGGTCAAGCTTGGCCAAAATACCTTCAAGTGAATCAGCGATTCGTTTTAGGTTGTTCTCGATGCTCATGATTTTTCCTTCTTGGGTTTAATTGTTAATCGTTCCTCATTGTGAGCAACAATCATGTTGCGTAGCACAACTTGGTGTGGGATCTCTTTGGCTCTACACTTCTCAATGAACGTGGATTTATCACCCTCATTGATACGCATGTCCAGCCGATCGTCTAGTGGTTTATCGGACAAGGGAAGATGCCTCCGTTGAAATTATTGAAACGTGCCAGCACAGTGTACGACTAAATACAACAAAGTACAACGGTTGTTAAAAAGTTTTTATTCAGGCATAATTGACAAGCTATCTGTATAAATAACCTTATAATTTAGACGTGAGGAATTCGTCATGTAAACTTTCCGCCAAATTTTAGACATAAAAAAGCCGCCCTTGTGAGGCGGCGAAAGATGAGAACAACCCAATGAAACTCAACTATAGTATAAGGTAGTGCAAACAATATGCCAAGTAATTTAGAATTTCTAACTGCACTATTCGGAGACAACGCACCCTGGGTTCATGTTACTGATTTTCCTTACGATCCTGCCAACATTCCAAGCGAACGACACTTAGCGGCATGGAAGGGTGACTACTTTAGTCGCTATCAGTTCCAGAATGGAACCAATCAATACTTCACAATAAGCAACTTTTATGCCGATGAAAAAGGTGTTGCTCGTAGACGTAAAGCGTTATTCCGACACACACCGGTGATAGTCCTTGATGACGTGAAAGAAAAGTTATCAATGGATGAAGTGCAGAAATTACCCAAACCATCATGGATTCTCGAAACCTCGCCGGGTTCTGAGCAGTGGGGGTACATCTTATCTGAACCATGCACGAGTCGTGCCAGGGTGGAGAACTTACTTGACGGACTGGTCGCTAATGGTCTAGCTCCCGCTGGTAAAGATCCAGGTATGAAAGGCGTCACTCGTTACGTGCGCTTGCCTGAAGGTTACAATACTAAGTCAGCCAAGATGATTAATGGTCAACCATTTAAGTGTCAAATAACTGAATGGAACCCCTTTCACACGGTCACTCTTGAACAACTTGCAGCGCCCTTTCACGTAGACCTCGACGCTATTAGGCGTGATCAACGTGTCGATGGTGCTGCTCAGGTTGATGATCACCCATTACTGCAAATCCCAGACCTGATACGAATCAAGGAAGTGCGTAGTGAAGGTCGATTCGATTGTACATGTCCCTGGGTGGACGAGCACACAGGTTGTGAGGATTCAGGTTCGGCGATTTTCACCAATGGTGATGGGTCGATAGGATTCAAATGTCATCATGGTGCTTGTCAAGACAGGACTGGGCGACATTTGCTTAACTTCATTGAAGAACAAGCACCGGGGTTTAGTCAAAAATTCAACAACTGGCAGATGGTCAATGCTTTTGCTGATGTTTCTAGCGTCTCATTTATGGGAGATTCTGAGAAACAAAGTGTAGAAAAGTGCACTTTAGGGTCCAAAAACGCGAATAATGAGCAGTTTAATGTACCTTATGAATCGGTACCCCCGGTACCAGCACAACCCCAAGAACAAACCGAAGACATTATAAAGCAAGTATTGCGCCAACTCAGAGCTGAGATACCAGGGTCTCAACAGTCGATCGATTTGGCATCCAAAATTCTGAAACAGATCGACTCGATGCCTGAGATACAGAAGATCACTTGGCACAATGATGTATGTGATGTTATGAAATGGTCTAAGCGCGACTTCGAGCGGATCATGAAGGATCTGCGCAGCACGTGGTATGAGGAATCACAGTCAAGCGTCAACTTCTTCGATGAAGTCATCTATGTAGCAGAGCAGAATCAATTCTTCGATCGCCGTAAGCGTATATGGTACACACCAGAGGCATACCAAAACACATACTCACATCTGGACCCTGAAGCCCGTAAGGAAGCGTTACAGGGTGGTCGTGTCACCAAAGTGGACAAGGTGGACTACGCCCCTAAAAAACCTGCCGTGTTCGATGAGCGAGGTACCATTTACGGTAACGCTTGGCATGGCGACAGTGAGATGATGGGAGTGGAGGGTGATGTGTCCACATGGCTCGATCACTTCGACATTCTCGGGTGGGGTCAGTACCGTGACCACGTACTCAAGTGGATGGCATGGACCATTGTCAACCCTGATATCAAGATCAACCATATGGTGTTACTTGGCAGCGGTGAGGGTTGCGGTAAAGACTGGCTGATGTATCCTTTAGTTAAGGCAATGGGTGATAACCATATGACAATCAGCGGGGAAGAACTGCTTGAAGGCTTTAACGACTACGTATTATCCACGAAACACCTACACATCAACGAAGCCGAGTTGGGCGACAGGAATGAAGCTGTTGCGGTATCGAGTAAACTTAAACCGTTGGCAGCAGCACCCCCAGAAAAATTACGAGTCAATCAAAAATCGGTCAAGAAGATCGAAGTACGGAACCTTCTAAGTGTCAGCATGACCACCAACTCCCAAACACCGGTGCGGTTAAGCGGTCACTCCCGTCGTATATTCGCACTTTGGTCTGACTTAACCGTCAGAAATGACTGGGGTGAGATGAAGCAAGAGTGGAAAGACTTCTGGGGTGCTGCGTGGCCCTGGATGACCGATGGTGGATGGCAGCATTGTATCTGGTACTTACGCAATTGTGTTGACTTGTCGAACTTCAACCCTGGTGAGTCACCCCCTGTTACCGCATTCCTGCGTGACATTGTTGACGCCAGCCGATCACCCCTACAGCAGACATTACAGCGGTTGATTATGACAGGTTTCGGTGTCTTCAAATCTGACTTGGTCACCAGTGAGGATATTGTCAACACGATCAATGCTGGTATGAACTTCCATCCTGATATGATCTTTGTCAAGTCAGTACCTCAACCAAATCGCATCGGTCCCGCTTTGAAAGAGATGGGTGCACATTATCGACTAGATGCCAAGACTGAGAATGACACTGCTTCATTGTGGGTGATACGCAACCATGATAAGTGGAGAAACTTCACTCCGTCCGAATTGATGCACGAGTATCGTCGGATGGTTGGTGACTATAAATCAAATACACCTGTGAGTGTTGTGAAATGAACGCCCTATTAATTAACTGGCGAACCCCGGAAGGTGACCTTGTGGTCACCATAGGTTTATTGTTTGAGCAGGATGTTGAGTCCATTACGCTGTGTTCTGATCTAAGTGAAGACAAAGCTTATCGTGGAATAACTATTCAGAGAAGTATGATCTTAGATGTTACAGAAGTTGCGCCCCTGATGGAGCGCAGAGATGTTGTGTTAAATTAGAATTTTCTTTTCTGTTTGACTGTGGTCATGTGCCACTTATTGCAGTGTGGACATTCGTAAGCACGTAACTTTTTATTGCTTTTATGGTTTATTCGATACTGACGCGGTGAATGTCCTTGATACGCTTTGATTATTTTTATCTCCTTCTGCGCATCTGACTTTGTTTCGAAGGGTATCTTTTGGCATTTCATATCCTAACCTTTTGTAAGTGTTAAACTTTTCATCATCTGACAAAAAGCCCCATTGATATCGTTCCTTAATTGAAAGACCGCAGCTTTGACAAAAGTCTCCGCCGCGTTCCAAGGTGCATCTGTTTAAACAGAGCGGGTGACTCAAAGTTTAACCCGTGTTACGCCGCCTTTTATGTGTATGTATTCAGGTTTTCCATTTTTATCCAAGTTACCAGTGGGATAGCTTCGAATCTTACTCCCTATTCTTTTGGTTGCATAACCAACCCTGCGAGAGTCTGTAATGATCTCGTCAGCTTTTTCTATAATATTTCTTTTAAATGCGTTCATTAGGTATTTCCTCTTATGGTGACAGTTGAACAAAAACAATTAAGACCACTATTGATCCCGTGATCCAAAGGAATGACTTAAAATTAGGAGACATGGGTTTGATTACCTCGCTTGTGATTATATTCAGCAGTGTAAAGCTCGCAGTTTGTGTGCTCTACTGCTGATGTTTCTGAGTTACTGAAGTAACCACTTGAGTTTGTCCAGTAACGATGACCTTTAGGAATTACTCCATTACAGCAATTACAGATTCGGTCTTCAGTTGCGACTTCTAATTTAATGCTCATGAGTTACTCCAAGCAGATAGTGCGTTATGGTAGTCATCTGGTTTAGCCTTACCACCTTCTGTGTTATAGAATTCCTTGAGATACTTGGACAACTCGGGTCTCGTGGTGGGTATTGGGTTGGGGTCTGTTAGAAGCATTGAGCGTGCCATGAATATGTTATACTTCAGATCCCACTCCAACGCTTTCACATTCTTAACAATACCACAGCGTGCAGCATTGTACCTAATCCTGTCTGCGTGCATCCACAGGCTCTCGTGAGTCGCTGGTTCCATTTGAATCACACCGAGTGCTGGCCCCTTAACTTGCTTGATGTAGGTGCCGCAGGATGACTCATGAGCAACGATCATCATAATGGCTTCATGCGCTGGGAGTGACCAAGCTGACATTTCATCAAGGACTCGTCCTGTGAGATCTTTAAACTGTTCGTAATTTAACATGACGAAGCCTCTTTATTGTAAATACACTCATCTGAATGATTGAAATCAATGGTACCACACTCGGGACATTTGAAACGAAAAACTGGGGCCGTATTTTCTTTAGTTTCGTTAGACTTTTTCCAATTATCCTTCTTATGTTCTGGGTCAGGTTTATATTGAATACGTATCCCCATGAATGTAAATGGATGATCTTTAAACAACTTTTCATTTTCTTCTTCTGTGTTAGTTCCAATTAATATTACATAGTTAATGTAATTTCGACATGACTCTGAAGGATTTCTATACGAACCCATTAGTTCATGGAACATTTGTATAATTTCCGATTTCTCCAACGTCATTGTGCTAACAACTTTTGTGTTGTTCATTTTAGCAATCATGTGCTGGTTTTTGATTTTATCGAGTATCATTTTAGTACCTTCTTTTTGAACCATTCGTTGAAGGTGGGAGTACAGGGTTGGTGGATTGATGTGTTCGTTTTAGTCACGGGTGTGGCTCCTAAGTATATCGGTGGACCTGCAATCAAAGGGTAACACTTGATCAATGTGAAATCATCACTAATCTTCTTACCTTCGCGAGTCAGTATGTATCGACTGCCTAACGACTTAACTATATCACCAGGTTTTGCTGATCTCATGGTATCACCACTGTCGTTTCTTCATCGATCAGCACAAACTTGCGACCCATAAACTGCATCTCATCAGCGATACGTTTGATCTTGTGGAAGTCACGGGTGACGAGAGCTTGTGTTATCCGTTCAGCCAGACCATCTGTAGAATGTAAGCCGATTACTTCACGTTGTTTGCGAACATCATCAATCAAGTAAACAAATGAGTTGACTGATATGGCAATCTTATCAACCTTTTTGTTGATCTTCTCTTTCTCATGTATCGCTTGTCTGATTTTATTTATCATCTTAAGTTCTCCGGGCAGTAAACATAAATTGCAACATCAGGACATGATGTGGTCAGCCCATAAACAACGAACGCTGTAAACACTAAAGCAATTGCTATGGTTGTTTTATAGATTTTATTTTTCATTGGATTTATTCTCCTGTTCTCAAAGGTATTTAAGGTAGTCTTCATATTCTTGTCGAGTTGGCTCACGTCTCTCAAAGTAGAAGTGGAACTCACGAAATGCTTCAAAGCTTATTTCTTTCATGTCTCTATCCAATATTTATCAATGTGGTGATGACGCATGGTCCAACCGTGGTGGCGGCACATGTGCTTGTAAAACAGTAACTGTACATCATTGAGTCTTATCGCTATGTGTAACTTCATCATCAGAAACAGGTGCCATCTCATATTGAGACCTCCACGGTAGCTGTGAGTCATTGAAGTTGTCAGCACAGCGTATTTCTTCTAGGGTTAGATCACACTCCACCATAAGGTCGAACATGATCGACTTCGCTTCAGGTGTCATAGTATCAGGTCGTCACCCAGGGTCACAAGGTAGATGGTGATACCGATTAGTAGTAAACCAAAGGCTGCAGTTGCAGCCAGTTTATAAGGGATCATGTAGAGGCACAGTGGTCCCAACACAAAGACCCAAAGTAACATTGTTATAATTACTCGCATTCTACAAATTCACCATTGACTAATTTGTACCATGTGTCAGCTTTCACATCTTGACCTGCTTTGGCTGTTTTGATATCAAGAATCTCATAGTCATCATTACGTTCAGTGATAACAATCCATGATCCTTCTGACGCTTTAGCTTTAGAGTTATAACCAGTCACTATTGCTACAGATTCATTTCCTGAAACATCAGCCGCTGACTGGTACCCCGTGTTGCTCGCCGCTGAGTAGCGCCCCGTGTTGCTCGCCGCTGACTGGTACCCCGTGTTGCTCGCCGCTGACCGGTACCCCGTGTTGCTCGCCGCTGAGTAGCGCCCCGTGTTGCTCGCCGCTGAGTAGCTCCCCGTGTTGCTCGCCGCTGACTGGTCACCCGTGTTGCTCGCCGCTGACTGGTCACCCGTGTTGCTCGCCGCTGAGTAGCTCCCCGTGTTGCTCGCCGCTGACTGGTCACCCGTGTTGCTCGCCGCTGACTGGTCACCCGTGTTGCTCGCCGCTGACCGGTACCCCGTGTTGCTCGCCGCTGACTGGTCACCCGTGTTGCTCGCCGCTGACTGGTCACCCGTGTTGCTCGCCGCTGACCGGTACCCCGTGTTGCTCGCCGCTGAC